CACGGAAAGAACATATCCAAAGGTAAAATGTCAGCGGCCTACTGGGCCGACAAGGAGAAATGGTAAAAGCCTCGATTATTTCGGGGCTTTTTTTTGCCTGTAAAATAGTGGTAGAATAGTCCTGTTCAACCGCAATGGGAGGTGCTCCTTCTGCAACGGGCCTCCGCTAAGCCCGAGCCCGACTCGATGGGAATCGACTGGTAGCCTCTTAATTCATACTCAGGGTATTAAAATGTGGGATTGGAGCAACGAGATATTCGACGAGATGGAACTGACCAGTCGTCAAGGTGAAGTTCTTCGACTTAAACGCAAAAGCCTTTCTGAACGAGCCATAGCGACAGAACTGGGGCTCAGCAAAACAACCATAAACGAACACCTCCATAACCTGAAAAAGAAAGCCCACGCTCGGTTCTACCACCCAGACATCGGACTGAACGTACCCATGCCTAAAGGCATGACAGCAACGAAGGCCACCATACAAGTCAAGGATGGACAGGTCTTTCAATACTGGGCCAAGACCGAATTGGACCGCGACATCGATGTGGTAAAAGCGGCTATAACGGCTTTTGTTGAGCCCCTTCCGGAGCTGGTTCAACAAGAATACGTCGAAAACGGATTAGAAACGGACATAATTCCGTGGTTCCAAATCGGTGACGCGCACATTGGTATGATCGCTTATGCCGCCGAAGTAGGCCAAGACTTCAACCTGGAGATAGCCGAAAAGGAATTGTGTCTAGCGATAGACCGCTTGGTAACACGCACCCCCGCTTGCGAACGATGTGTTATTAATGACCTCGGGGATTTCGCACACTACGACAACATGAGTGGTACGACGGCACACAGTGGCCACGCTCTCGACACAGACGGCCGCCTATATCGTATGGCTCACGTTTACGGGAGAATATACCGGTACATCATTGAGCGGTGCGCACAGAAATTCAAATACGTCGACGTGATTATTAACCAAGGCAATCACAGCCGCGTGCTAGATCACATGAGTCAGATGTGGCTGTCTATGCTGTACGAGAACAACCCACGCATCACGATCCTTGAGAACAGTAACGTGTTCATACCGTATCGGATGGGAAACACGCTTGTGATGGTTCATCACTCGGACAAATGTAAGCCGGTGAAGTTGGCGGATGTGATGGCGACGGATTACGCGCAGGATTTTGGCGAGACCATTTACCATTACATTGATATTGGCCATATCCACCACCGATCCGTTAGCAAAGAGCTGGGCACGTGCATGGTAGAGTCGTGGAACCAAATGGCGGGCGCTGATGCTTACGCGCACGAGCATGGTTGGCGCTCACGGTCATTCCTGACAGTAGTGGATCGATCTAAGACTTATGGCGAAGTGGGTCGAAGGACCGTGACCCGCGAAGAAATACAAGACTGCCTCGGGGGGCACGAGCCTGGAACCACGGCACAGAAAAGGCGTACAGTGTACACCGTGTAGCTATTAGCTACACAACCATCCCCGGACATCCTCCTTTAAGACCTCGCCCGCTATATTGTTTTTAGTGCGCAGGGCTTGGAGGATTTTCTCATCTACCGTACCCGGTGACACCAGATCGATATAGGTCACTTTGTTCGTCTGCCCGATCCGATGCGCCCGATCCTCCGACTGTAGTCTAATCTCAAGGTCATAGCTGTTGCTGTAGTAGATCACCGTATTGGCCTGCGTCAGCGTAATGCCGTAGCCCCCTGTCCTAGGTTGTCCTACAAAGAACCGCAACGGATCTTCCGGATCTTGAAACCGATTGACAATTTCCTGTCGTTCGTCCTGGGGTGTGGCGCCGTAGTACGTGGCCACCGAATCAGCGCCAAAACGGGCGCCAAGTTCTGCGCCAATCGCCAGGATGTCGTGTGTGTACGTAGCCCATAAGATGGCCTTTCCCTGCAACTCATCTGTCAACCCCAACAGCTCATCCAGCCGGTTGTTGTCCAGCGACTGTACCGTGCCATCGTCCGGCTGCAAGTGCCCACAGCATATCTGCTGTAGTCGCATGATCTGCGTAAGTACGCTGGCGGTGGTTGCCAACTCCCCGCTGTCCAGCTTAGCCAATGCCAACTTTTGCATTTGCTTGTACAAAGTAGCCTGCTCTGTCGTAAGTTCTACGTCGCGTCGGACGTACACTTTTGCAGGCAGGTCTAGGCAGTCCGCTTTTAACACACGGTTGCTAAACACTTCTAGCTTGTCCGATAATTCGTCCAATCGCTGATAGCCTACTATAGACTGAAAACTGCGGTGGCCCATGGTACGTCGTTGAACATTTGCATACCGTGCTTGAAAAGCGTAGTAGCTGTTTTGACCCAGCGACTTCTCGCCCAGGAAGTTGCACTGACTGAACAGGTCCATAGGGCTCTTGGTGATAGGTGACCCTGTCAATATGCGGCGGTACTTAGAATGCTGCTGAAGCGCCATGATGTTTCGAGTGCGCGCAGCCTTCCGGTTTTTAATAGTGGTCGACTCATCTACTAGCACCATATTGTCCGGATTCTGATGCAGAAACGCGATGGCGGCGTCAGATCCGCGAGACGTGGAGAACGCTTCTACATTCATTACAAACAGCTTAAGCCCCAGTGTCTTGTCTAATATAAAGTCTGTCAGCTCCGTCTCAAAGCGTTTAGTCTTGGACGGTATCCACCGACAGACCTTCCTAGGGATGCGTTTTGGTAGGTGTATTGGTATCTCACCTCTAACCCAGTTGTCGTATACGCCCTTGGGGGCTATAATCAAAGCCGCTTTGAGTTTACCAGCTTCGTACAGCACCCCCATTGTATCGATAGCCACTTTTGTCTTGCCCGTGCCCATCTCCATGAATAGCGCGTAATACTCCGCAGACCACGACTCTTCTAAAGCGACCCGCTGGTGCTCGTAAGGGTTAGTTTCGTAGATATAATTTAACATGCCGTTCCTCTTTTTTTTAAAACCGCTTGACATGAACAGGATATAAGATAATATCTAGCTTTGTCAAGGCCCAGACGGTGCCTTTAACCACGAAGGAGAGTAATATGAATGACGACCTCGCCAGAATGATGGAGCAGGATTTTGAAGAGAATCAGGCTACATCTGTCGAAAAGATCGACCAGAACGGACTTACTTCAGTAGCAGGATTAGCGCGCTTAATTCGAGACACCGAAGCAACCGTTGAAAAGCTTGAGGAATCTCTCAAGACATGCAAGAAAGACTTACAGAAGCTTACCGATGAAGAGATGCCCGCAATGCTGGCTGAGATGGGTATTTCATCCTTCTCGCTAGACGACGGCTCAACTGTACAGGTAAAGCAAACGTATGGCGCGTCTATTTTAGTTAAGAATCGTCCTGATGCCTACAACTGGCTGCGCGACAAAGGTTACGACGACATCATTAAGAATACTGTCGTGTGCCAATTTGGTCGCGGGGAAGATGATCGTGCAAGCTCGTTCTCAGCTTTTGCAGAACAACAAGGGTTTATCCCCGAACAGAAAACCGAAGTCCATCCTCAGACTTTACGCGCATTTGTGAAAGAGCGTTGTGAAGCGGGAGAGGATTTTCCAATGGAATTATTTGGAGCTTGGGTTGGTCAACGTGCAGTTATTAAGAGAGGCAAGTAAAATGGCAATATCTAAAGAAGTAGTAGAAGCAACAAACTCCGACATCGTCTTATTTGATCCATCTATGTTTGAAGCGGACGCGGGTCGCGGCATGGAGAACATGGGCCAAGATGACCTTGCGCTTCCATTCTTGAAAGTTTTGTCTGGTAATGATCCTATTTTAGACGAAAACGAAGAAGCTCGTAAAGGCGACATCTACAATACCGTTACCGGTATGGTGTACAAAGGTAAGCTGGGCGTGCGTGTTATCCCATGCGCATATCAGCGTCGCTTTATTCAGTGGGCGCCTCGCGGCAGCGGTAGCGGCGCACCGGTAGCAATTTACGAGCCAGGCGACATTCGTCCCCAGGTTCAGCGTTCTACTGAAGACAACAAGGACTACGTCATTGACGGCAGCGGCGAGTACATTGAAGAAACGCATCAGCACTTTGTCGTACTGATGAGCGACGACGGTGGGTTTGAGACAGCGCTTATTTCAATGAAGTCCACGCAGCTTAAGAAGTCGCGTAAGTGGAACAGCATGATGGCGTCACGCAGCATGATGGGATCGAAAGGTCCGTTTACGCCGCCGCGTTTCTCTCACGTCTACCATCTTAAGACTATCTCAGAGGAAAACTCTAAAGGTTCTTGGCACGGTTGGGAGATGTCTGTTGAAGGCCCTATCTCAGACGCAGGCCTTTATGGTCGCGCTAAGACTTTCGCAGAGAGCATCACAAGCGGCGATGTCGTTGTTAAGCATACGGATGACGACGGCTCTAACCACAACATCCCATTTTAAGTTAGCGTACTGGCGGAGCATCATGCTCCGCCTATCTTTCCGTATGGGGACAGGAAATGTCAAATTTACAACAGTTCATGGCCATCTTTGAAGGCCTTCAGGAAGCACACGGTTACTTTAAGATAGAGAAAACAGGCGCGAACGGTAAAGCCCAAGGTAAGGCCGGCGTTATTCGCGAGCCGCAAACAGAAGCCCTGTGGGCCAATCATTTATCCGGGTCCGGAAACGGTCTTGGGATCATACCTATTAATGAAGACAACAGCTGCAAGTGGGGCTGTATAGACATCGATCAGTACCCTCTAGACCATAAGCTGCTGATTGACAAAGTCAGGCGGCTTAAGTTGCCACTGGTCGTGTGCCGCTCAAAGTCAGGCGGGGCACATTGTTTTCTTTTTACTACCGAGTGGACCCCTGCAAAAGACATGCAGAAATCTCTTCAAGCTATGGCCGCTGCACTGGGCTACGGTGAAAGCGAGATATTCCCTAAGCAGATAAAGCTGCATCTGGACCGGGGCGACGTCGGCAACTTCTTGAACCTGCCGTACTACAATCACGAAGACGGGCTGCGGTATGCGTTTTTAGACGACGGCACTTCGGCCACCATCGAAGAGTTTATTGAGTTACATACCAAGCATGCACAAACACCCGAGCAGGTGGTTAAGCTGCAAGTAGTGGGCAGCAATGAAACTAAACGTCTGCAAGACGGTCCGCCTTGTTTGCAGATTCTGTGCAAAGACGGAATAAGCGAAGGCGGCAGAAACAACGGCTTGTTTAACATCGGTGTTTATCTGCGCAAAGCTTACCCTGACGACTGGAAATCGGAAATACTACAGTACAACATGGAATACATCTCGCCTCCATTGCCGCTCAGCGAAGTTAACACGGTTGCTAAGCAGCTTGAGCGCAAAGACTATGCGTACAAATGCTCTGACTCTCCTATCAACGCGCACTGCAACAAAGAGCTGTGCCGTACCCGTAAGTTCGGCATCGGTGCCGCTATAGCAGGCGCATCTATCGCCAACCTGCGTAAGTATAATTCTACCCCGCCTATTTGGTTTATGGACGTCAATGGCGAGCCATTAGAGATGGACACCGAAGCCCTGATGAATCAGATGACGTTTCAGAAGGCGTGTATGGAGCAGCTTAACTTCATGCCGCGCTCAGTAGCTAAGCCCCAGTGGGAAGGCCGCATAAGCACCCTGCTGATTGAAATGCGTGACAACGAGAGTGCCATCATTGAAGTGGCTGTAGATGCAAGCATCAGTGGTCAGTTCTACGACTATTTGGAAGAATTTTGTCGTCACATGCAAGTTGCGCAAGACAAAGAAGAGATCTTGTTGCGCAGGCCGTGGACCGAAGAAGAAGGCAAGATCACCTACTTTCGGTTGCGAGACTTCGAGAACTTTTTGAAGAAGAATAAGTTCTTCGAGTACAAATCGCATCGCATCGCGCAGCGTTTGCGCGACATTAACGGTTGCAGCACCGTATTAAAAATAAAGAACCGCTCTATCCGAGTATGGCAGATACCGTCGTTTGATTTAGCTGATCTGGAAATAACTACACCGGACTTCGGTTCTCAGCACAAGGCCCCTTTCTGATGGCAATTGACCTTTTTAAGAGCAAGCGCAACAAGGAGATTGTGCGCATGATAGACGAGCAGAAAATGACTCTAACGGCTGTGGCGAAATGGTTTAACATTTCTAAGCAGCGGGTTCAGCAGATCTACCGCAAGGGGGTGGCATCCGATGTTTAGGATATTCGGTCCGCCTGGCACAGGCAAGACGACCACGTTGCTCAACATGGTCGACGAGGCTTTGTCCTCTGGTATACCTCCCCAACGAATTGCTTTCCTCGCTTTCACCAAGAAGGCCGCCACCGAGGCAAAAGAACGGGCCGCTGAGCGGTTCGGGCTTGACGCCAAGAACGATCTGATCCACTTCCGAACATTGCACTCTCTTGCACTAAACATGACCGACATCCGGTCTGAACAAGTTATGCAAGAAGCGCATTTCCGCGAGCTGAGCAAAGCCATCGGAGTCACACTAGGCGGAACAAAAGCCGGCAACTTTGACGAGGACGTGCCGTCAATGGTGGCAAGCAACGACCCCATCCTGGGTCTTATTAACCTGTCCCGCTTGCGCAAAGTTCCCCTACGTTCGCAGTACAATCAGAGCAGCATTGAAACCGATTGGTCCACTGTTCAGTACGTTGACAAGTGTTTGCGTGAGTACAAAGAAAGCCTGGGGTTGTACGACTTTACCGACATGTTAGTCGCGTTTGTTAATGACGCTGAGCGGTTCTGCCCGGAGTTTGACCTGTGCTTCTTAGATGAAGCGCAAGATCTCAGCCCATTGCAATGGGAGCTGGCGCACGCTATTGATAAAAAGTCTAAGCGAATGTATT